GGGAAGGTCATAACTTCACCGACAATAGTTTGATTGAAACTGCCTGGGAGCAATTCCTGATTAGAAACTTGCTTGTCAAAGCCTCGGCGAAGACCAACCTCACCAGTTTCAATACGAGTACATGCAGAGGTCAGTGCAACTGCGGCGAGAACAAAACCAATTTTAATAGAACGATTCATTTTAGATAATACCTTTTACAAAAAGAAAGAAACAGAAAATAAAACCAAGTATGAAATACAACGGTCTTATAAGAAAGTCAGGAAACATGTTGAGTCCTTAAAAGAGTACAACGATTGAAATTAACACTGCAATCGTCAACAGTGAACACAGTATACTATACCCTAGAATTTTTGTCAAGGCCAATGCCTCTTTACCTGTCATATTTCGGGCAAGTGTTATGCCTGCAAAAAACAAAACAAAAAGTACTACAAATGCAAATACAACTTTAATCATCATTTAACTCCAAAATGTGTTTTCATATCGTGTGCAATAACTTCACACATATGATCCTTGTAATAAAACTGAACATAGTCGGCACAATCCTTGACAATCAACTCGGCGAACTTTTCAATCCTATCATCCCACAACTCTACAGATTCTATATGTTGAACGGGATTACTTGCTAAATTTCGCATAGAAATATGTCCGCCAGCCCGTTTAACAAGTTCTTTAATTTTATCGTGCATCTGGATCTTTCTCATAACAAGTTAAACATACTGCGTCATAACGTGGTCCCATGCAATGATAAACTGCACCATTACAGTACTTGCAAAGAATAAACGCATGTGTGACAATATAACCTTCTCCTGGTGCATACAAAGGATAAAATCCTTCTTCACGCTCAGTATAGCCAATTAGTTTGCGTTCATCCATAATTTACCTTTTTAATATATCCCAGGCTAATCCATTCCAGGGTTCAAACACTATACGCCAATCTCCGGGGCTTGATCCTGCCACTTGTTTAATCTCATCCCAATCACCATTACTATCTTGGTAAACAACACGGACTGCACCAAACTGAGTTCTAACACGCCCATAAACTTGTTCAGCATCGTTGGTCACACTCATACCACCCATGTTTAAATCTCTGATAAAAACAATATGATGATTAGAGTTATAATCAACTATGCTATATTCAGCAGGCATTACTTGCTCCTCACGCAACGATAGTTTTCATACTTTAATCCAAGTTGTCGTGCGGCATCAGTACACATTTCTAGTGCTGTTTTCACTCCAGGGCCGTGTGCACCGCGTTCACTATGAAACTCACCGAGTGGTCTCCAATCAAGTTTGATAACATCGGCAGACTTGGCAGAAGCGCCAGCACCAACCACAGTCCAAATCATCAGTATGTAAATCATTTGTCATCCCTGAAACGAACAAAGCGAGGGAAACGCAAACTGTATGTACCGTCTTGGTTCTGTGTAATCACATCACACAAGATTTCAGCAGTTCGACCAATGACCACATTACGGTTAGTCCAATAGTCATCTCTATCACTATCAGAGAAACCACTACCAACGTTGACAGAAATCTCTTTTCCGTCATCCACACCTGCGCAAACAAGTGCTCCCAAGCGTCCGACATTACGTCCAGTACCTTCTTCAACACCCACGACCTCCAAGTCTACAGTAATTGTTGGCTTCCATTTCATCCAGTCAGTGCTACGCTTACAGATGTATGGTGCTTGTAATTCTTTAATCATAATGCCTTCAAAGCCTAGATTAACTTGATCCTTAGCATAACGATCTAGTTGGTCACGACCTGCGGCTGTATCTAAGTCAACCATGATGTGTGGTAGCAACTCAACATTGGGCATGTTGTCAATGACAGGTCGCATATCTTCTAGAATCTTAATACGCTTTTCAAGTTGACTATTCCAGTGACCTTCACGGAACGCACTTAGTGGAATAATGTCAAACACATTGTATACGCTATCTTCTGCTTGTGCATTTTCTTTACGGCGTGCTTGACGCATTAGTTCTTGGAAACTATTGCCAATCACTTCACCGTCAAGTACAAAGCCCATACTCAAATTACTTGTTGCGGCTTTACGAACCATCTTGATCCAGTTACTGCGGACCTGATCCTCAATGTGTGTAAAGTTTTCAAACTGTTTACCATTACGGCTAAAACAAATAATTGTAGTCTCACCATCATCGGCGGGGATGACCATCATCAACATACGAACACCGTCAAGTTTAGGCTCAAGGCGTTTGATACCTTTCATCTCAGGACGACCTTCGCTATTAGTAGCTAGCTGGCAACCAAAGATTGGGATTTCATAATCTGTCTTTTTACAGATTTTATTAATTGTCTTGTCACTAATACCTGCCCGCAAATCTCTACGCAATACAGGTGCCAAGAATGTATTCCATTCTTCGCTATCAAATCGTTCAGCCGTACTTTGAATGGCATCACGAGCCGCATGACCTGTCAACCTGCGTTGACTAAGTTGTAACATCAATTCATTGAATTCATCCCAGGGGTTTTCTGCATCAGTAATACCTGTTGTATCTGGTACTTGACGAACACCAAAAGTTACATAGGGATTGTAACATGCTTTAGTGAACGAAAGAAAATTGATAGCATTTGTGCTACCAAGGACACTTGCCTCTAATGCTTGCCTAAGCACATCTTCCTTGTGCAGGCGACTATCACTTTCGTTTAGCTTATTAATCCATGAAGCTGACATTTAATCTTCTTTCTTTACTGTTGAGAATGGCCATGCTGATGTACCTACAAAAGCTGGTCTGGGTTTAAGTTCGATGTTTTCTTCTATGACCTTATTATACTCGGTTTCTTCAATTTTGTCAACTATGAATGGTCCCAGAATTGTAGTACTATCTTCTTCTAGTTCCCAGTCATGGTCTCCGTCATAGAGCCAACCAGCACCACCGTCTTCCCATGCTTGTTCGATTTCTTGTTTTTCTTCGTCAGTAAAACTATCATCGAATTCGAACCAACATGAACATAAGTCATCTAGTTCACAACCCCAACCGATCTGAGGATCTACACAATGATACTTGTCATCACTATAGGGTAGTTCATCTTCATTCTCTACAAACCCTTGACCCCATCGGTATGTTTCGGTTACGCTCCATCCTCGAATGGTACCGTGTTCATCCCTGCGATAAACATCATAAAAAACTTCTACTGACTTTTTGTCTTTCGGGCGTATCCTGTATATCTGACTCATCTAGTTTTCCTCTTTCTTTGCATTCCTGAATAACTTCAGGAGGAACATGTCTATACTCTCTAATTACACTACACTTATACTCAATTGTAACATCGTCCGGGTCACTATACAACTCGTCCGGGTCATTATTCAACCACAATACCATGGCTAGTAATGATAAGATAATTATAATTATATTTTTAAACATTTGGAAAAACACGCTACACCTCGTAGCGTATTTAGTTAGATATTACTGTTCCAATATATTGTCAAGGATGAAAGGTACACTGCAAGGATTTCATGTTTCTACCTCTGGTACCTTTTCATCACGCAACATGCGAACCAGTTGTTTGTTGCGTTCATCTTGTTCTTTACGCTCACGCTTTTCAGGAGTGGACACTCTGAGCATTTCATCGTATTGTCGTGCCCATTCAACGCCACGGAAGAAGGACATCATTTCATCAATCGTGCCAGTGAAGAATTGTGCATCACGTGCATAGATAGGCAATGCGTCTTTGTCCTTAGGCTTGATGGCAACCATGTCACCGTGCTCTTGTCCCCATCCACCGCGCGGATAGCAAAGCATAAAGCCAAGTTTGTCTGCTGTTTCTTTCAAACGTTCTATTTGCAAAATCGTGTGATAACCACTCATTCTTCAACTCCGAAATGTTCTTTTAATACTGCACTCGCTTCATATTCTTGATAATCATCAAGGGCAACTTCTTGTTCAAGGATAAATCCCTCAACAAGCATAGCACATTCTCTAACAAGCAACTTGGCAAACTGTTCAAATTCTTCACCAATACCCATTGCTTCAAATACAAAATCGTGTAGTCCAACTTGGTCAGCAAGTTCTTTAATTCGTTCGTTCATTCTACCACCCTATATTTTGAGAAAGGATAAGTTTCAATCAGCCACTCTAGTAGTTCTTCACTATAGGGCAGTCTGATTGAATCGTATTTGTTTGTAATGTATTTCACAACCATGCTAAACTAAACCATTCAAAGTTTTTTCTGATACTGAATCCATAACCATGTTGGCTGCTTGATTCATGTAAATAACATACATCGT